AACTGCAGTGCCAGCAACACGATTAGGTGAAAGTCCGCCAGCAACTATCTTGGTATCAGCAACACTTCCATCAGTTGGAACACGTTGATCTGAAAGTCTAGGGTCAGTAGTGATAACCGCTGTGCCTGTAACCTGTGCCGGTGTTAGTTGCAGTAATGCCTGGTTGATTCCAATGTTTGCAGCTGTAGAAGTTCCAGAATTAGTTATTGGTAAATCAACATTCACGATACCGCTAGGGCCTTGTGGGCCAGTATTACCTGTGGGACCTTGTGGACCTTGCTCACCGCGAGCAAAATAAACTCTGGCATAAATCGAATCTGGGACGACTACTTTTACAATCATTTGACTATTTCTGGCGTGACGAGAACCTGTCCTCGTGCAAGCGTTAGAACCTTTCCAGTAGAAGTTTGAGTGAGCTCTAAGGCCCAGACATAATCAGTTTTAGTTAGGAGTGAAGTCTGTGTCGGAGTCAAAGAAAACGCTACCGAGTTAGCGGTGGAGTTCACTGTCGGAGTGATGTCAATGATTGCCGAGGTTCCAGGGTTCTCCCTGATCTGCAGTTTCGCAGTCCACCCAGTCAAAGCAAAAGCGTTGCCATCGCTGTCAGTAGGGTAAAACTCACAATCCCCAACAGGACTAGGAAAAGTAGAGCCAGCCAATATTTCAAGATTGAATAGCCCATCAGTTACAGTGAACGTCTCACTCACTAGGAGCATCCTCGACAGGAATCTCAACCTCTACAGGCTTTGCACCTGGAGATGGAAATGGAGCCCATGAGGTGGTTACTTTAGGTTCGGTTTCTTTTGCCATTTATTTATCTTTCTTTAGCTTGTCGAACTCATTTTTTAGGCGGTTATATTCTTTACTTAGATTCAAGTATTTATCACGCCATTGGTCAAGTTCCTGTTTCAGCGTGGCGAGTTCACTTTTCAGTTTGTCAATCTGCTCGAACATCTCTGCCCGAAGTTTCTGCTCCAAACTAATGGACTGAAAACGCCTAGTAGTCAAATACCTAAAAAGTGCCGTCACGCTAGTGCCAGTCAAAACACCACTCAACACCCACACCCAAGTGTCACTCATTAGATACCCTTCCAAATACCAAGATTGACTTCCCAATGGTCAGCCGTAATCTCATGGTTAATTCTACTAATCAAGGCGACTTGTTGAATCTTGTTAGACGTGTTCACCGGATCCACAAACTCGACCTGCAGAGTGTCGGCAATCTCCACGTTAGCAATCTTGGATGTCGTGCCGTCACGTCTCAACGCTGGACAAGAAACACTCCGAATCGCTTTAGGGTCAGCGGCAGCTGCAACATGGTCAGCCCAATCCTGCAACCTGGTATAAGGTGACGAACCGGTGTCCATCTGAATACTGAAATCCTGTGGCCATTCACCATAGTTAGTTATTGAAGTCGTGTTTTTAGCGGTTTTCACGATGTTGGTTAGAGCATGTTCCACCTTGACAGAGTTCACCAGCGTATCAGTGTCAAAACTCAGGTCCATGTGATCCATACAAATGTGGTTCACCGATGAAGTGTGAACGTTAGAAACAGTCATGTTGCTGTTACTCCAGGTAGTTGCCTGTTTAGTGTTGATGTCTGTCCTAGTGCAATAGAACTGGTTGCCCGCGGACTTGTCGGAAAACACCCAACCTAATTCGGCATCCAAAACCTGATTCAAAATAGTGCCAGAAATCTCGTCCACCCAAGTCTGATAATCCTGGTATGAAGCTGAACTGCCAGTGCCACTCTGAAGTAAAACCAGTCGAGAATCTTGAGCAAAAATCTTTGTCGCCAATTCATCCATGACGTTTCTAAAACTTTTGCCAGTGGTTGAGTTAATGTCGAATACCGGTAAGCGGGTGTTCATTAGCAACTTGGTCGAATCATCAGCCGAAATGGTTATGTCCAAAATCTTGGCCTCGGTCATGTATTGCATCGCCACGTTAGAAATGTAGCCATAGAAAATAACGTTCCAAATTGTCGGCTGTGTATCTGGTAGCGGTTGATAGCGGACACGAATAGGCATGTTGGACTTATAGGCTGGACCAGTAACCAAGTCACTCAAACTAGACTTCTGCATCCGCACCTGGAGAGTTCCAGAATCAGGTCTAACGAAAACACTCTGGTCAATCATCACGCCGCGATCTATGCTCACCTCATAAGTGTCAGCCTCAACCGAAGTCCACACTCCAGCGGTGTAATACTGCACCTGCAGGTGTGTCTTGATGTCCCAAACGTTATTAGCCATTAGTTAGCGAAATACATCTTTCCAGTTTGTTTCTCAAACTTACGAATCTCTCTAATGATGTCCGCAGCTGAAACATTAGCTTTGTTAATGTTGATGTTATAGGTCTTTTCTGGAGTCTCGTTAGCAATACGAGCAACACCTGCACCGGTTCCATACAGAGATCCGCGTAGTCCAAGATATTCGGACAAACGGCCAGACTTCAGCAAACCTTTAGCCACAATGTTACCTTGTGCTGGACCCATACCGATAAGCTCGTTCACTACATCTTGGCCCGCACCCTGTTTGACAAGTCTTCTGAGATTCTGTCCAAAGCCTTTAGCGGCATCAACCATACGCTTAAGTTTTTCGATAACCATGTCCACGTTGAAAAACGAGAACTCGTCTTTGCCAGATACACCGAAAGCAAGGCTCACACTGTCCCTGAACTTTTCAGCAGTTTTCACAATGTTGTCATTAGCCGCTTTAATCTTATCCTGAATTGCCGCTATCTTGGCATCCCATGCAGCCTGGTCAAAAATCAAAACACCATCTTGCCAAATCTGGCCTAGTTGCTCGTTTATTTCTACAGTGGCATCCCCAGTTCGTTGAAGTGCATCATAGAATGCTTGACTTTGTGGAGTTTGTTCGTAATAGTCCTCTTGAGCCGAATTAGCTTCCGCCCAGGCTGTCGCCAAGCTAGCAACCGCCACAACCAACAAACCAATACCTGTGCTGGCAATAGCAAGTTTCAAGGTCTTTGTGGAAATGGTCGCCAACTTGGTTGCAAAATCATACGCTTTCATGGCGGTAGTCATAGCAAAAATGCCGAGTTTTATGCCAAAATACAAGACAATAAGGCTTTTTATCAAAGCGATGTTATTGACTAGGAATCCAATAATCTTGCCGAACAGTGAACCAATGTCCACTAAAACTCTGGCCACATTCTTTAGAGTTCTTTCACCTTCTGGACTTGCCAGGTATTTAGAAAACTCTCGAATATAAGGCAATAATTGCTGGCCAACGCTTTCTTTCAGATTGTCAAAAATTACTGCAACCCGCTTGAATGGATCAGTCTCGGCTGCAAGTTCCGCAGCTCCAGCAAACTGTTTCCGCAACTGGCCCATAACATCGGCACCCTTTTTGATACCTGGGATAAGTCTTTGCAATCCACCAAGTTGCCCTTGTTGAGCCCTAGCAATTGCTTTGGTAACCTGACCTAAATCTTTACCTGTTCCAGCGGAAACATCCAAAGCCACGTTTAATAAATCTTGGCCTTTAGTTAAAGATCCAGTGGCTCGAACAGCGGTGGCTAATGCTGGTCTAAGGTCATCATCCAAAATGCCTACAGTGTTAGACAGTTTCTGAATGTATTTTTCTGCACCGGCAACGTTAGCGTTATTTACGCCGAGAGTGTTTTGTAATGCAAGAGCAAGTTGCTTTTGAGAGTTAGCATCAGCTGCAGCCGCTTTAGTTGCCTCTTTTAGGTAGCCAGCAAGTTTTGCTAAACCAAATCCAAGTCCCGCGGCTCCGAGAGCCCTAGACATAGTCTTTCCAACTCGGTCAGCTGTAGTGCCAAGAGTTTTTAGATCGCGACCAATAACTGTAGTGGTTTTGGATAACTTATTGTTACCAAGAAAATTGACTACTAGATTAGTGGCCATGAGACATCTTTCTTTCTACAGCTTCACGAATGGCAACAAACTCTCTAAGCGTTAGAGCCCTGTATTCGGCGACACTTAGGCCACCATACACAACTGCAAACGCCATACGTTCCGCCGCCTGTTCCGCTACTTGTCTTTTGGGTCCTCAACCACTAACAGTTCATTCACATCCGACATCTTAAACTTGCCAGCCTGTTCCAAAGTGAACTCTGGCTCCTGACGCTTCTTGATGATGTAAATGATTGCCTTTAACGCTTTGCCTTTAGGTGCACCATCAGACATAATCTGGTCAATACTTGAACCAGTCAGTAGCTCGATGGTCTCAACCTCGTCTAACGTTAAACTCTCAAAATCGAATGGGGTGGTCATTTATTTTGCTCCTGGTAATCGGTTGATGTAATCCTGCATTAAGCGATCATACGTTTTGAATATTTCCTCTTTAGAATAGCCTAACGCTTCACTAAAGAATGGATTAGGTGGAATACCGACATACGTGCCTGGTTTCCTGACTCCCTTATGTCTATATGAGACCACGGCCCAACCCCAGTGAATAGGGTTAGCATACGGCACTCTGGTTCCGCTAATGATAGTTCCACCACCCTTGAGCAAACGTCTAGGTTTAGCGTTACTTTTCATTAGCCCTGTTCGGACCGGAATCAACGGCAGTGCCCGCTGGAGCATCACTAATGATGCCTGGTAACCTGCCTCTTTTATCACCGATTGGTCTGCACCAAGTTCGGCCATAGCTTTCAAAGCGAGGTTTAGATCACCGCGGTCAATTCCGGTCTCCACAAGAAACCTGACTAAGCAGTCTTTAGGGTTACTCCATAGTAAACCGGTGGTGTTGCTGATGGAGTGTGGACAGCGTTCTTGACAGTCAAAGTCACAGAGAACTTAACAATGTCGCCAGAGTTAAGGCTTAGTGGTGGCAACTGGTCGAAGATAACTGTTCCAGTGTAGTGGGGTTGGGTTGTGGAAGCGGTAGCGTTGCCGTTAGGTGCAATCACGAAAGCGACCTCGGTTCCGAAGTTGCTCCAGAGAATGCGGTAAAGGCTAGTTGCATCGCCAGAGGTCACACCATCTAGCTGTAACTTCCACTCTCCACCTGGACGGACCTCGCAGAAAGTCTGAACATCGCCAGGGGCATCGTTCAAAGTCAATTCAACAAGGTTAGCATCGCAGTCGTAACGTTCAGTTGCTCCAATAATGAAACGAATGTTCGTTGCTTTGATTCTGGTTGATGGGGTTGTAGGCATTTCTTTTCCTTATAGGGTTATGGATAAATCCAAAGTGATGTCCGCTGCAAAATACTCTGCAGTATTCACAGCTAGACGATACGGGCTGGCTACTGTTTTGAGGACTACATATCCCAAATCTGCCACCGCTGAAACCACGTCAGAAATCAGTTGATCCAGTTCCTCGGTTGATTGCTCGTTTGTTGCAGTTGCAGCAACAAGAGTCAAACGAAGTCCAAGACGATACTGGTTTCCAATGGTTTCTGGTGTCAGATAGTTAGAATCTGCGGAGATAATAACTATTGGCGGGACAACTCTTTCGGGCACATAGTCCAAAACCTCTAAACCTGCAGCTTGCAGATCTAAAGCGAACTCGGCCTTGCTGGCTGTAATCTCGTTGGTCATAGACCTGGACCAGTGAAAGGCATCAGCATTTCTCTAGCCGCGTTCATAGGGTCTTTAGCGATTCTCACCGCTGTCCCCATGTCTGCGAATTGAGCAACACCATTAGGGGCTGAACGTCGGTGGAACAATTCAGATGCACATGACAACACTGCAGAGTCCAGAACACCTTGCGGCACTCTAGCGGTTCCCACGAACTTGCTTACCATCTGGTTTGCAGATGCCAGGCATGTGTCCACGAAATCCGATACCTCTTTAGTGCCAACATAGGCCCTAAATTGCTCCACCGATACTGCCATGAGTTATTAGGCTCCGGTGTTCAGCTTGACGATTGCACCCTCGAATGGAACACCGAAAGCAGCGTAACCATAAACAGAGTAAGAGTTCTGCAACTTGGTGACATCCTCGCTTGAAAGACGTGCAGGGGTTCCAGCACTTTCCCAAGTGGTTAGAGCCAACGAGTTAGCAAGGTAAGCGGTCTTGCTGTCAAGAGCAGGGTCGCAAATGATTGGGAGTCCAAGAATAGATCCAGTTAGAGCTGGAATGTTTGAACCACCAATGTTGTTCACACCCTGTCCGACTGGAAGCACTACTGGACGACCTGCAGTGTCAACGATAGAAACCAAACGCTTGTAAGCAACAGTTCCAGCAACAATGAACTCTGGTAGAAGTCCAGTCTGTGCGTTGATGTATGCAGCACCATCAGCGATTCCACCCATGACTGCGGTTGCAGTTAGAGCAGAAACGTCAAAGGTCTTTCCAGTCCAAGTTAGGCCAGCAAGAACAGCAATGAACTCGGTGTTCATTTTCTTGGCGTATGCAAGTGACATAGCCTGGAATACGACATCAAGGTAGTTCACAGTTGAACGCTCAATAGCCTGACGAGAAATTAGCGAGTAACCACCATAGGTGCCTACAGCTACAGAAACAGTTGAAAGAGCAACGTCACCAGTTGAAAGTGCAGTTGATTCAGTGGTCTGCTTGCCTACAGCAACAGTGTTGGTGTTCACCTTAGCGTATTCAACAGTTAGACCAGTTGCAGGTAGTGCCTGGATGCTGAACGCGTTAAGGGTTGGACGACCTGAGTTAATCAGGTTGTTGATGAAACCGACAAACGCTGGACGAAGTGCAGCATCAGCCGAGGTTGCAGCTCTAAACAATTCGACAGCATCGCTATCGTTTGAAATAAGAGCCTTAGCGTATTCACCCTGAGAACGGAACTTTGTCTCAAAGGTTGGAACGCTGATTGTTGGAGACTTTACTAGCTCAAGTTCGCGGCGAATCTCTGCCACTTCATCCTGAACAGTGCGGACATCCAATTCCATGTTCTCTGACATAGATGGTTCCTTTACATTAGGGGTTGAATCCGCTACCGGGTCAGTAACGGGCATTTCCTCACGAACTTCGGCCACACTTGCACCGCTGAACGCTGGAAAACTAACTAGGCTAACCTCTTTTAGATCCACTAGGGTTCTAGTAACTAGGTTGCCTTCGCGAGTCTGTTCCACTGGAACGAAACCCACGCTGAACTTGTTGATAACACCATCACGCAAAAGCGTGTAAGCCTCTTGGCCTCTAGGTGTGTCTGAAATCTTGGCGGTAATCTCGAAACCATTTTCGGTGTCTCTGCCTTCGGTTATTTTGCCGATAGGTTCAGAGTGTTGCCAAAAGAGTTTTACATCCTCGACTGAACGAATTGCACCTGGCACGAACTGTTCCTGGTATGCTCCACCAATGTCAGCGGTCTGGCCGTAAGGCACAGCTATACCAGTAACCTCACGCTTCTCGGCATCAAGTCGAACCTCAAAACTTCTAGTTTCTAATTCGGTCATATTAGACCTTCCTTTTCTCTAACTTCATCGGCAGTCATAAACCCTGCACGAATAGCGGTCTCCCACATGTTGAATCTTGCAGCCATATCGGCCTTGAACAATCCCTCAAAGTTAAACTCGGTCCTAGTGCCACGTGGCAAACATTCGGACAAAGCATCAGCAAGAGCATCGGTGTAAGCCATCAAAGTGTGGCGGTAGAAAGTTTGCTGTTCATCAACCAGGTTCGAGTAAGTGTCACTAGATCCATCAACACCGGTCAAAAGTAATCTCGCTGGAACACCGAACAATCTGGCAATAGCTTGGACTTGCTGAACCTGAACATCAGTGAACATGGCATCGCGTGGATTCAGTTGAACAGTCTGCCACTCAAAACCTTGCCCCAAAACTGCAACTTTACGTTCACTCTGTTTAGCGTGCCAGCGTTCAGTAATGACTTCCGCATCCTCGGCACCAATAGGCTTATCGGTTTTCAGGATACCAGTTGGAATTCCAGCTTGCCCAAACCAGTTGGCCGCAAAGTTTCTCAAATCAAGTGCCGCCGCAATGTCTTTAGCACATGCATCAACTGGACCAAGACCACGCAAATACCCTGCCTGGCTAAACAGTTTCAGGTGCTGAATGTCTGTGGTGGTGGACTTCATGGTGTCCTGATTAGTTATCTGGTAATCGAAAACCTTTTGCCCACGTTCATCCAAGCGGATGGTCACAGCGTTAGCGGGAATCAAAGTCAAGTTATTCACTTGGCCTTTAGAGTCATAAGACTTCAACCAGAAAGCGTTGCCGTCAAGAGCAAGAGACACCACAGTCTGAAAAAGAAAGTCACGCTTAGTTTGTGAATAGTCTGGTTTATTTACCAGGATTGGGTTCTCAATTGGAACCTCAAGACCAGTCGCATACCGGAGAGTTTTCATCGGCATCTTAGAAACAGGTGTCGCAATGATCTGAATTGAACGATAAACCGCAGTCAGCGTTAAAGCTGTGTTGCCGTTGATAGCGTAGTCGCTCCGGGTAGGCCAAACTGGAGTTGCAGAACGTTGCTCTACATCTCTACCCAAAAGGCGTTGCCAAATGCTTGCCATACATCAGAAACCTATAGCACACATAGGACAAGAGTCAAAAAACTTGCAAACCATATTCTTGGTGTGTCGCGGAAACATATAGAGCCATAACAGTCGCCATCAAAGCATCAATGTCGCCCAAAGATTCACGCCTAGAAATCAACCAAGTCTCACCGGTGTATTTAGCAATTCCACGCGGTGACTGAACTACAAGTAATGGATCATTACGATGCTTCACCACGCCAGAACTAAACATGGCATATACAGTTGAACAAGCTGCAGAAATCTCTTTAGTCCATAACGGCCACACCGGCAAACCATCAGCCTTTAGACGTTTCACCAAGTTAGGCATCTGTCTATCATCTAAGGCAATGGCGATAATGTTTCCCCTGGCATGGAGCTCATGCAGTTTCACATAAAGTTGCTGTTCAGTGCCACCCGCATACCCTGCAACAAGTTCAGTCTCAAAAGTACCATCCTCACATTTACGTGCAGCAGCAATACTCGAATACTCCCAGTTCTTAGTTCGGTCCACCGCCAAAACCACAGACTCTTGTTTAGTGATACCATCACCCGCCGCTTGCACAAACAAATCTCCAGGTATCCAAGATTCGGCAGTCCCAGAAATGAACCTATTCAACCGGTAACGTTTTGCCTCATGTTCTGGAATAGATCTAATGTCCGAGAGAACAGTCGCCAAATCTAACCTGCCAGCATCTATGGACGGGTTTGCACATTTCAGGGCTATCGGGTCGTCAATCTGTGAATGTTCTGGAGCTTCCCAGCAAAAGAAACCGAAACGTTCTAATTCTGGGTCCCCTGATGCAGCTTGATAACCGAGTTTATACAGTTCGATAAGTGTGTCCGATGTTTCATCGCCAGCAGTAGTAATACCAATCACCATGCCGTCTTTACGTTGAGCAGTTCCCAAAACCGCAGCAGACCACATGCCACGCTTCGCAATATGGAGCTCGTCGAACAGGCAAAGTGACATCGGAATACCTTGCAACGCTGATTCTTTAGCGGCTTTTACGTCATACCTGGCAGAACCATCAGCGGTAACAATACCTCGTTGCTCGGTGGCCTTTTTGAAACGCTTTTTCAAATACTCGTTATTTTGAATCGTAAAGAGAACCCGCGAATAAATAATCCTCGCCTGATCTGTCGAACTGGCAATGGAAATAACTTGAGCACCTTGCTGATGCAATAGCAAACCATAGACACCCAGAATCGCACCTAACAGCGACTTACCATTTTGGCGACCCATGCTTACGACTATCTGCCGGTAACGAAGTTGCCCAGGATACTTAGGATGGTCCTCTGGATAGCGTTCCAGCATCCTGCGGATAAGCCATTTTTGCCACTCGTCTAACTCAATACCCGCTGGATGTTCAGGTGAAGTCCACGCCATCCGAACAAGCTCGATAACCTTGTCGCCATCAGTTAGCATTCGAGTTTTATCGCGTAGCGGTTTTGTATAAATAGCGGGCAGTCGAACACCCTTATCGAGCCTTGATGCCGTCATTAGCGTTTCAAAAGAGCATCCAACGGATCATGTTGGACCTTATCGCCTAAAGACCGCTTCAACTCCAGATAAGTTTTCCGAAGTTCAGCTGCAGTCGAAGTGTTAGCCTTTTGGTCGAAGTCTCTGGCCAGTGCCAGGCACAACTCGGCAAGGATTCTCTGGTCTAACGTCAGCTCGACAGAATCTAACCAAGCTCTAAACTTGTCCTCAATCATTCAGACCTCTCTTTCTGGATAATTTAGCCTATTCGGTATCTTTCCGAGA